TGAATGATCTAGTTATAAATGTGATGTTGGTACTCGCGCTTATTATTCTTATACCTATTGCAGTTGTGTGGGATCTTATATATACTATAGTATCAATAATTTATTCCGTTTGTACCACTATTGATAAGAAAGGATCAATAGTGATCGATGGAATATTCGACCGCCTGTGGAAATTGCGGGCAAATAAATAATGGAGAAAGAAGTGGTTTACGTTAAATTACCAGTTGAAGTTTTAAATAAAGTATTGTCAATGCTGGCAGCTGAACCGTATAATCAAGTTGCAGATATTATCAAAGAAGTACATGAATCTGTAATTGTTATGCCGGCTGCAACAGAAGTTAAAACAGAATCAGACGAATCATAGGAGAAGTCTAATGGAAATAGTAGCAGCAGTAGTTCTCGTTGCAATCGTAGGATTTGTAGCTTATCGTGTAAAACAAACACGTAATAAGCCGCCTACATCTGGTGGTGGTGGCGGTCAAAATAACGGCAGCAATCAAAACCTTAAGTAGTACCAACACCACATAACCCCTTCACCAATAAGCACATTAGTGTCCAGTTAAGTTTGGAACACATCTGATAAAGTGGCTAGTGTGCTTATTGGTGGAGGGGTAGTTTAAATTATTTCTCATAAAAGCATGTACAATGCTGTCATTCTATGGTAGAATGGTTATAACAAATGAGGAATATTACATTATGAGCACGATAGCAGTTTTAGGCTTTTTGATTATAGCGATACAAGTATCCTTTATGCTTGTAGTCATAGGTGCTGTATTCTGGATCTTATGGGAATTCAAGGGTATAATCTTCAAAGCCTTATTTGTAGGATTTGCGGTTATATTATCATTGATCGCTTTAATAGCAGCCTTAGGAGCCTAACATGAACAAAATCATCTTACTGTCATTGATGCTTACAACTGTCGGTTGTGCGTCACAACCATCTAATTACTCTGACACCTCAACGCATGAACAACGAAATGTTCAAGCTACAGGTCGTGCTGCCACAGAAGCAGCCAAGTCAAATACGAGTACAAATGCTGATGTACGTCAAGACGTAAAGGTTACGCAACCTGTCAATCCGCATGGATTCATTGTGTATGATGCCAATGGTAAGCGAGATCACCGAGCAGAGTTGAGGTTGTTGCAACAAAAATCTCAGTATCGCAAGCCCGGATATGGATCTTATTACCTTACGAATACCAAGCGAGAGTTTGATTATGAGATGCGTCGTAAGATGGATAAGTCAATTGATAGGTTGATGGATAAGATATTTTGATCGTATACGAAGACATATTGAGTGAAGATCAGTTAGATCATGTCTTCTTTGAAAGAGATCAGATCTTAAACGAAGGTGTATTCACGATCAATAAGCTAGTTTGGCCTAAAGATATGTGGTCTGGATATACTGGCTCTGTTTATTTAAAAGAAGCAGGTCCAAAAATAACAAAAATTGTTCTTAATATATTGAATATGAACATTAGAATGACCACTGAAGACAGACGAACCATTAAAGTTGCTCATAATTTTTGGGATTGTAATGCTGGTATTAATTGGCACGAAGATCAACACGTTCAATGGGCAGCAACGCTTTATCTTACTCCTGAGTACGAAAAGCCATGGGGTGGTTTCCTTTGTACGAGAAATGAGGTATACTATCCTAAGTTTAACACACTTGTTATTAATGACAACAAAGAGGAACATAAAGTAACACCTATTCTTAAGAAAGATTTACCTTGGCGACACACCCTTCAAATATTTGGACCTATATCATGAATCGTTTTATTATTGAGAATACACCTATACAATGTGCACAGTCTCACTGTGATAAGCACGTACCTAAGATGGTAGTCGAAGAAGCACAAATGTTGTGTACTGCACATCGCTTGTTGGACGGTCAGCTGACGATGATTCCAGCATACGATAAACAAGGCAATCAAGTCTATCTTAAAGACGGTTCTCGTCGCATGAAGAAGCACTGGAAGCTGCCTGATGAGCGCGAAGAAGGACTATATAAAGCCGCACATATGAAACATCCATGTACTATATGGAGTATGGAGACGGCAGGAAATTACAATTGGTCAGTTGAACTATTCAAAGCCCTTTGTCAAGAATACACACATCGATATGGTAAGCAACACAAGTCAGCTGAGTTAATTGACAGCCTGTCAGTTGCTCCTCGATCTATTTCGCAATCGCTTGAGCTAACACAGATGCCGCTCGCGATGGGTGCAAATCCGGAGTGTATTGATTACAGTGACATTATCGGTTCTTATCGTAAGTTCTATCAAACAAAGCAAAGTCGCTTTAAGATGGTATGGACTAATCGTAATGTTCCAGACTGGTTCGCATATAACTAATAACTGCCTCATTATAAATAATTCAATTAGTTGAATTCATTTACAGCGAGGAGCCAGTATGTTAGCCTTAACACCAGCTCAGCTCAAAAAGAAAAATTCTACGACAGGCGAACAGCGTATAGACGTACTGTTGGATGCTTGTCGTAATAATAAAACTCTTATACGTGCTGACACCGAAAAAGAATTTACGCTTGCAAATTCATCTGAAAATCAAGATGCGATAAAAGAATTTACCAAAATAGGAAAAGCTTTTATTCTTATAACGTCAACGGGTGAAGAGATTAGTTCTTCGAAGATTGGTAAGTCTGGTTTATTTGGAGGAGATGGTGCTGGAGCAGGTGGTGGTACAAAACAAACTGCCATTGCCGAATCTTTGCAGTGCATATACTGTCAGATTATTGTCGAAAAACCTAACATCACTCTTGATAAGATTACGAAAACAAAAATGAAAGCTGCATTCGCGAAGGTTCAAGTAGGATCTACTACTTTTGATCAGTGCTATAACTTGGATTCGGGTTGGCACGCATCAGCATTTTGGGGTGCTACACTTCTTCAAGAGAAAGGCTACATCAATAGTAATCATGTATTTCATCGTGATTCAGCGGATATGAAGCAGATATACGCACTCGCCAAACGAGGTTTTCAGAATTCAGATATACCACCAATGAAAGATGACAAATGGAATCCCGGCGATATATGGGCAATTGATAAAACTGCAAAGTTAGATCAGCTACCAAACTCTACTATTAAACAACTCAATAATGCATTACTAAGAAACTATTTTGACAAAACAATTATTGGCATTTCATTAAAGAAAGTTAATAAAGAAAAGTTTATTAAGTGTGCAGAGATTAATAGCACAAACAAACGGCCAGGTGGACTTAAATTTGACACGGTGTATATAAGTGGTAAAACTACACGTGCTAATTTCTTCAGCGCCAAGAGTGGAGAGTGTGAGTATACTGGAGCAGGTGGTGTTAAAGGTAAATTAGAAATAAGAGCTAACAGTGACCTCGGTACTTTAAAAGCTGAGATTACAGGAAAGACTGCTCGCGGTGGTGGTGCAGGTTGGGGTAAGTTGCAAGATTTTATTGCCGAACACATGACATCAAACTATAGGCTACCTTCTAATGATCAACTGAAAGCCGAAGCAAGAACCATTAAAAGAGGTAATGCTGCACCTATTAAGAAGATTTTTAGTAAAGCAAAGAGAATGGATTCTTCTCTCGACCTTAAAGAATTTTCAGATATGCTAGTAAGTAAAGATCTTGCATGGATTCATTCTAAAATAGGTGTTGTGTATCTATGTTATGCATTTCACATGAACAAGTCGAACAAGAAGTCAGATAAACTTGTCGACAGTATTGTAAACTATGCAGGAAGTCAAACAGCTCTGTCGAGTGTACACCTAAAAGTATATGAGTAAATGTTAGATAATCCGTATAAAGTAATATTTGATCGTGTAGATACACATAAATATATTTCAACGATCGAACTAAAAGATGGTTCAGTTTTATTATTGATTTTAAATAGACTACAATATGCTGGAGCAACAACGTGGGATTTTTATTTTACAAGGGATGACGAATATATTCCTACTGGTACACGGGATGAAATAAAAATATTTTCAACAGTTGTAAACGCATTGTTATTATTCGTCAAACACATGCAACCACCAGAAATTTCGTTTCAAGCAAGAAATTATGACAAGTTCGGACCATCTGACAGAGGGTCAAAAGAAAAACTATACGATAGGCTATTGAAAAAATATTGTAAGCCAGACTCCGGTTACACGTACCATACCAAGACTGACATTACAGGTACTAAATTCTATATAACACGAGATTACAATGAAAAAATTTAATAATTTTATAATTGAAGAAAAGAATACACACATGTACCACGTGGAAGAACTCATATTTAGAGAAGGTATAGCAGGTACTCGAAAGGCTATTAACTTTCTTAGAGATCTGCGCGACATGTTAGCAGGACATTCCAAGGATGCAATATCTCGTACTGTAAAGTGGGATGGTGCACCTGCAGTGTTTGTAGGTATTGATCCGTCGGATGGTAAGTTTTTTGTTGCAAAGAAAGGCGTGTTTAATAAGAATCCGAAAGTTTATAAGACACCTGAAGATGTAAAAGCAGATACTTCAGGTGATCTCCAAGCAAAATTACTCGTTGCCTTGCAAGAATTTAGTAAACTAGGAGTTAAAAAAGGTGTCTTTCAAGGTGATCTAATGTTCACTAGCGGCGACGTTAGTAAGGAGAACATAGATGGAGAAAGCTATTACACTTTTCAACCTAATACTATTGTTTATGCTGTGCCTACTAAGTCTCCGCTTGGGCGTCAGGTATCAAAAGCTAATATTGGTGTTGTATGGCACACAACTTATAGCGGTGATTCTTTTGAGTCTATGTCTGCTTCTTTTGGCAAGAATATAGTATCACAATTCAAAAGTTCATCAAGCATATGGCAAACAGACGCAACCTACCGAGATGAAACCGGTAACGCAACGTTTACGAAAAAGGAAACGGCTGTTATTACTGCAAAATTAGCAGAAGCTGGTCGATTGTTTAAGCAAGTACCGCCTGCATTGTTTAATGCGTTTCAGCAAGATCAAGAGCTCCTCGAGAAAGTAATGGTGTTCAATAATACATTTGTAAGGAAAGGTAAAATTCCTGTACCTCGGCAACACACGAGAGCATTTATTGATTACTTACATGAGTATTATAAGAAAGAAGATGCTAAAAGAAAATCACCAAAAGGAAAGGCTGGAGTTGCTGAGAAAAAAGCAAAGATGATGAGTTACTTTTCAAAGTTCAATGTTAAACAATGGACGGCGCTTTGGTCTCTTATGAATGCTGTTGCAGAAGCAAAGCAAATGATTATCGATAAGATGAATCAGGCAGGATCTATGGGTACATTCCTTAGAACACGGAATGGATTTAAGACTACGAACCCAGAAGGCTTTGTTGCCATTGATCATTTAGGTGGTAATGCAGTTAAGATTGTTGATAGGCTTGAATTTAGTAACGCTAACTTTAGTCCTGAATTTATTAAAGGATGGCAGAAGTAGTGGTAATCAGCCATTCTCATAATTTTATTTTTTGTAGAATACCTAAGAACGCATCATCAAGTTTAGCAGATTGGTTCGCAAAAAATTATTGTAACAAGAATGATATATGGACCGACGTAAACGATAGAATGGGTGTTGCTAAAAACAATATCCCGCAAACTCTTGTCGCCAAGTACAGAAATCATAGTCGTTATATACATCTTACTTTACAAGAGATAATCGATAACGATGTCATCAGCATAGAACAAGCAAAATCTATGCAAAAAATCGGTGTTCTTCGATGTCCTTTTGAAAGGCAACTTAGCTTATACTTTTGGCTGTGTAGAAATAGACGGTCAAAGCATAACGTAGAAGATTTTAGAAGTCAATTTAAAGAAGGTAAACACAACACCGATACCAATAATTTAATTAAGCAAGTTGATTACTATAAAATTAACGGCAAGCTAGAAGACACCACATGGTGGCTTCACAGAGATATTGCAAACAAAACAAATGAGTTCGAAGGCATTCATGGAAAGGCAGAACCAATTCCTATGCATAAATCTGGTGTAAGACCTACTATACCAATGAACGAATTGATCGATCAGTATTACGACGAGGCGACACTGACCGCAGTACGTAATTACTTTCAAGAAGATATATCATTATATGAAACCCTCTAAGGCGTACATTCTTAAAACAGATAATGAAAAATCTGTTCAATACGCAGCCGTTTGTGCCGAGTCATGTGATAATAATGGTGTTGAATGGGAATATGTAAATTGGTTCAGTGAAGGAAAAGCAAAAGATGCTTGGGCTTCTATTGGTATTCCAATTAAAAATTTTGATGGGTACAAGGCGCAGAATGAGAAAGCACAGTTTGCTACATCAGGACACGCATTCATATGGAAAAAGATAAGAGATTCTAATCAGGCTGCATATGTTTTTGAACATGATGCTGTACTTTTTCATAAAGCAGATATTGACATACCAGATAATTGTATTGTTACTCTTGGATATAAACTACAAAAAATAGAACAATACGATCATGCAGCCGCAGGTCCACCACAAAAGATTGTTGATGTGAATGGTAAAGGCCACGAAGGCGCACATGCATATGCAATTACACCAGAAACAGCACGGCTTCTCTTAAAAGAGATAGAAACGCTCGGTGTCAGAGGTGCAATCGACAACACACATTTCTTAAGAACAAGAAAAACATCTGTTCCTATAAAGATTATGTGTCCTACACCTGCTATAGGGTGGTTAAGAGAGTCGACCATATGGAAACACTCTGCATACAAAAATTATGAGTTCATCGACTCCTTCAAGGCTCATTATGTTAAAAATTAATTTATATAAATAAATAACATTAACGAAGTTAGGCTGAGGCAATCCTTCATGAAAAAAATAGTAATCTCCTTCGGGAGAATGAATCCGATTACTGTAGGCCATGAAAAATTGGTCAATAAGATTAAGTCAGTTGCTCGCAAAGAGAAAGCTGAAGCTGCTCTGTTCTTGTCACATTCACAGGACAAGAAAAAGAATCCTCTTAAATACCTCGATAAAATCCGATATGCTACTCGAGCTTTTGGCAAAGTTGTCAAGAAGTCAGATGCACGTACAATTATAAACGTATTACAAGATTTGTCTGGCAAATACGAAGACGTTACTATTATTGTCGGTTCTGATCGCGTAAAGGAATTTGATGCATTGGTTCAACGTTATAATGGTAAGGATTACAAATTCGATACACTTAAAATAGTATCTGCAGGAGAAAGAGATCCTGATTCTGAAGGCGTGGATGGCATGTCAGGATCTAAAATGAGGGATCTGGCTCTTACTGGTAAAGAAAAAGAATTTAAGTCTGGTTTGCCAGTAAAACTACAAAAATCAAAAGATGGCGGCGATATGTATAATAAGATTCGCGAATGGGGTGGTATCACTGAAGACATGTCTTTGGAAGAAGCACTGAATGCGCAACAACGTATGAAGAAAAAGATGATCATGCGACGCATTAAAGCCAAAATAAAATTAGGTAGACGAAGGGCCAAGTTTAAGATGGCTAAACCTGCTAAGTTAAAGATAAGAGCAAAGAAAAAAGCAAGGGAATTAATTAGACAGCGAATTGCCGGCAAACAAGGTAAGAACTATTCTTCTTTACCTTATGCATCTCGTCAACAAATCGATAAGAGAATGGCTACAAAATCGGGCGCTATAGAAAAGCTTGCCAAGAAGATGCTTCCTAAAGTCCGCAAAGGCGAGCAAGAAAGATTAAAGTCTGTGAGGTCTGCAAAGAAAGAAGAGCTTGAAGTTATAAGCCGAGTGTATGACGAAGTATTAAACGAAACATTATCTGAGAAAGTAAAGAAGAACTTAAAGAAGAAAAGTGAAAAGTATAATGTACGTTACGAAGATTTAAAGGAAGCATATTTAGAATATCGTAATACTATGTCAGCACAAGAAACGTTCGATAGGATTAATATAGATCTTATTAACGAAGATGATAAGCCTAATAAAAGAGGCGATGACGCCAAAGGTCATAAGCGACCTACTGAAGACGGTGCCGGTCTTACACGAGCAGGTGCTAAAGCAGCTGGTGTTAAAACTGCCGTAACTACAAAACCAAGCAAGCTTGATCCAAATGGTAAAGCAGCCAAGCGTCGTAAATCATTCTGTGCCCGAATGGGTGGAATGAAAGGTCCTATGAAAGATGAGAAAGGACGGCCAACAAGAAAAGCAATGTCACTACGAAGATGGAACTGCTAATATGAAATTTAAAAATTTTAAAGAGTCTGCAGCCGAAAATGCAACTCGTGAAAAGATCAAATCAGAAAAAGAAGCTGATAAAGTAAAACATGATCGTATGCTAGATTCTGCTCGCCGTAGAGACGTTCAAACAAAGAATCGCATGGAAGAAGTCGAGCAGGTTGATGAACTCTCCAAGCTTGGGTTGAAGAAGTATATCAACAGAGCAAGAAGCGACCGAGACGATGCTGTATTCAGGTCAGGGACCAAATCCCACTATGATCAAGATCACTCAAAAGAAGATGAACGTGGTGATAAACGCGACCGTGGTATCAACATGGCTCGAGCCAAGACCAATAAGGGTGGAAGAACCACGCAGTCTCCTATTGTCAGAGCAAAGGTCCGCGCCACCGAATCCGTCGAAGAAGTCGAGCAGGTTGATGAAAATATGTTTGGGCACGAAGGTAAGAATAAAATTAAATTCCACCATTCTGATGCCAAAGTTCACAAGAGCGCAGTGGACAGCTTTCCTGACCACCACAAAGCGGAATTTGATAAGAAGAAGAACACAACAACCATTCACCTGAAGAAGTCTGTCGACAAAGACACGGCATCAAAAGTCGGTCGTTTCAATTCTAACTGGAGAACTCGATCAACTTATCATGAGTCTACACAAGATCAAGATATTAAAGATCGCGAAGGCACTCAGCCGGCTGCATATCATAAAGGTCTAAAGAAAGGAACTAAAGTCAAGCGAGATGCTCATTTTAAGAAGCATGGTCCAAAAGATGACAATGATGCATCAGCTTATAAAGATGCACCCGGTGATAAAGAAGCTCGAAAGAAGGGCTTACGAAAATCTAAATACACTCAGTTCGTTAATAGAATGATGACGATGGATGAAGAGAACATCGACGAGATGACACCTGCCTCTAGTAAGGCACATCTGAATATGTTCAAGGCTGCCCAAAAGAAGAAGGACGATGCTAAGGCGATGTCTGACCGAGAGAAGAGACTAGCTGCCAAAGGTTGGAAGAGAAATGATCGAGGTGGTATGTCTAAGGAAGAAGTCGAGCAGTTCGATGAAGCGAAAGGTATGAAATGGTTTGAATGTCGGGGCGAGAAAGTCGAAGTGGTCAATCGAGTCATTAAGGCAAAGAACGCTAAAGAAGCTGAGAAGAAGTTTCGGGCGATGGAGAAAGGTATCCTCAATGTTCGGGTCAAAGAAATGAAAGGCAAAGTATCAGAGTCAGTCGAGCAGGTCGAAGAAGGCATTGAGTATCATGCACACGGTAAAGTCTTTAAGAAGAAAGGCGAAGCCATTGCTCATCATGTTAAAAAGCTCGGTAGTCGGTCATATTACAATCACGAAGTACACCGTGTAGATACTAAAACAAATACCATTACACACGGTTTTGATGGCGAAGGTCGTAGCAAACATCTCGGTTTTAATAAAGCTAAGTACGATAAATTATCAGCTGGTAAGCCTATCGGTGAAGAAGTCGAGCAAATCAATGAGAATAGCTTTGCTGAGAAATCAAAGAAGTCTGGTATTTCTACAGGTACATTGAAAAAAGTTTATGATCGTGGAGTAGCAGCATGGAAAACAGGCCATAGACCGGGTACTACTCCACAACAGTGGGGACACGCGAGAGTAAATGCCTTTATAGCTAAGAAGAAGAAAGGCGGCTTGAATCATGATAAAGATTTGGCATGATAAATAGTAAACAACATATAAATTTAAAGGGTATATCATAATGAGTGAAGACAAGTATAAAGCGCTATCAGCAGACATTGCCAATATCATGCAGCAAGGTAATGATTTGCGAGCACAATGGCAATCTGCGCAGTTTCATAATCCAATAGCTGCGGCAGCTGAAGCTTTAGCTCAAGAAGAGCAGGCGCAAAATGACAGTGCGGCCGATGAAGATGTCAATGAAGAAGACTAACGATCCCGATGGGCCTCTACATAAATGGGGTGAACCCGAAGGTGTAGAAGATTATAAAAATAAAACTCCAGGACAAGGTAAAATGAAAAGCTTTAAAGAAATCCAACAAGAAAGCAAAGATGAAGTCTTTACGAGTCTCGACCACAAGATTAACGGAAAGGATCACGATACGAGGATGCGAGATAGTTGGAAGAATATTCATAAGATAGCTGGAGATTTACAAAGAGAAAAAGATAAGAAAGCTCGAGAAGCTGAAGCTAAGCACAACGCTGAGGAGGCTAATATGAATGAAGGTAAAACTGATAAAGCTTTAATGGCAAGAGTAAAAGGCCTTAAAGGTAAGCAAGGTGTTATGGCTAGGTTTCTTGCCAGTCAAGGCAATACCAAAGAGCTTAATAAGTTTCTTGCAAAAGTAGAAGAAGGATATGGTAAGAAATCAATGAAGGAAGAAGGTTGTCCTTGTTGTGGTGGTGGCGAGTGCAAATGTAAGTCAGGCTGCGAAAGCTGTGACTGCAGTGGACAGATTGATGAACTGAAAGGCAGTACTGTTAAGAGTTATGTATCCAAGGCAACAAAAGACCGCAATGTGAACAATGCGCATGGTATGGATCACCTAGACAGAAGTCAGTCATCTGCTAACTTTGGCGATACTAAAATGAGCGATTCACAATTCAACAAAGCCAATAAGAGATTCGCCACAGCCGATAAACGTCAAAGCGGTATTGATAGAGCTAAAAAGAGATACAACGAAGATGTTGAGCAGGTTGATGAGCTTGATACTGCTACTCTTAAATCTTATTCTAAGAAAGCAGGTCGTGAAGCAGATAAGCACGCTGTTGCTGGCGACAGGTATAGTCCAGGCTCGACGAATAAGAAGTACCACGACAAGAAGATGGATAAACGACAACGTGGTCAAGATCGTGCAGACCAAAAAGTCTTTGATCGGGAAAATCCTGTTAACGAAGTTAAAAAACCGTTTAGCTCTGACTACGTAAAGAAAGCTGCATCACCACATATAGTAGCATTTAGAAACGGAGAGAAAGCAACTGTTATGGCACACTCAAAAAGCGAAGCTTTAAAGAAAGCACGGCAACAAGGTGAGCATAAAGGAAAGAAAGTCGAATATGCTGCAGCAGCTGAATCAGT